GCAACAGGAGGTAATGGAAGCTACAGAACGTTTTAAGGTGGTGGCAGCAGGGCGTAGATGTGGTAAATCTCGCCTAGCCGCTTGGATGCTTGTGATTAATGCATTACAAAGTAAATCAGGTCATGTGTTCTATGTAGCTCCTACACAAGGACAGGCTAGAGACATTATGTGGGGTGTGTTGTTAGAAATTGCACATCCCATCATCACAGGCAGTCACGTCAATAACATGCAAATCAAGCTCATCAATGGAGCTACAATTTCATTGAAGGGTGCTGACAGACCTGACACAATGCGTGGTGTTAGTTTAAAGTTTCTTGTCATGGATGAATACGCTGACATGAAGCCTTCAGTGTGGGAAGAAGTGTTAAGACCAGCACTTGCTGACCAGAAAGGTCATGCCTTGTTCATTGGAACGCCTAAAGGCCGTAATCACTTCTACGAACTGTATAAATATGCAGACTTTGGTGAAGACGATACGTACAAGGCTTGGCATTTCACATCGTATGACAATCCCTTGCTTGACAGTGAAGAAATTGACACAGCAAAGAAGAGCATGTCTTCTTATGCATTCCGTCAAGAATTCATGGCATCGTTTGAAGCACTTGGTAGTGAAATCTTCAAAGAAGACTGGGTGCAGTTTGATGATGAAGAACCAGAGATTGGTGATTTTTACATCTCTGTTGACTTAGCTGGTTTTGGTGAAGTTGGAAAGGGGAGTAAGGGTAAGAATTCTCGTCTTGACCAAACAGCTATTTCTATTGTGAAAGTGAGTGAGAATGGATGGTGGGTGGCTGACATTGTTCACGGACGCTGGGACATTAAAAAAACAGCCAGGAAGATATTTGAGGCTGTAGAGCACTACCAGCCTCTTGCTGTTGGTATAGAAAAGGGAGCCTTGAAGAATGCTGTGCTTCCTTATTTAACAGATTTGATGAAATCAAAACAACGCTTCTTTCGTGTAGAAGAATTAACACACGGTAATAAGAAGAAAGTGGACAGAATTGTTTGGGCGTTGCAAGGACGCTTTGAACATGGTGCGATAACATTAAATGAAGGAGAATGGAATAGTGAATTCCTGGATGAATTGTTTCAGTTTCCAAATGCATTAGTGCATGACGATTTAGTTGATAGTTTGGCTTACATTGATCAATTGGCAAAAGTAGCCTATTTCTACGACTATGATGAAGATGACTTTGAAATACTTGACCCTATAGCAGGATATTAACATGGATTATGATCACAACCAAGAAGACGTTGGCTCATTAGAAGGATGGGTGATTCACAAGTGTAACCAGTGGCGTGATCACTTTGAATCCAACTATCAAGAGAAGTTTGATGAATACTACCGTTTATGGCGTGGTATTTGGGCAGAAGAAGATAGTATGCGAGCGTCTGAACGTTCACGCCTAATTTCTCCTGCATTGCAACAAGCTGTTGAAAGTTCTGTTGCTGAAGTAGAGGAAGCAACCTTCGGGCGTGGTAAGTGGTTTGACATTACAGACGACTATCAAGATCAAATGAAAGCAGATGTGCAGATTTTACGTACACAGCTTGAAGAAGATATGAAGTTTGCTCAAGCACGTAAAAGCATTGCTGAATGCCTCATTAACTCCGCTGTATTCGGCACAGGTATTGGTGAAATTATTCTTGATGAAGTGAAAGAACTAAAGCCAGCAACACAGCCAATTATGGAAGGTAGTATGGAAGCTGTTGGTGTTACTGAATCAGACAGAACACTTGTCAAACTACGTCCTGTTATGCCTCAAAACTTCTTAATTGATCCTGTAGCAACTTCTATTGATGAAGCACTTGGTGTTGCTATTGATGAGTTTGTTCCTTTACACCAAGTGACACAAGCACAGGAAGCAGGTATTTACTTTGACGTTGAAGTAGCTGTAGCAGCCCCTGACACGGACATTGAACCTGATCAAGATCTCACCATCTACATGGACGATAAAGTACGTCTCACAAAATACTACGGCCTTGTGCCTACATATTTGTTAAACGCTATCAATGCTGAGGGTGAAGAAGACGAATCTGTAGAAGAAAATGAAGAAGGACCAGAATACACAGAAGCAGTGATTGTTATTGCTAATGGTGGCACTTTACTTAAAGCTGATGCCAATCCTTACATGATGCAAGATCGTCCTGTAGTAGCCTTCCCTTGGGATGTTGTCCCTGGACGTTTTTGGGGTAGAGGTATTTGTGAGAAAGGCTACAACGCACAGAAAGCCCTTGACACCGAACTACGTGCTCGTATTGATGCCTTGGCACTCACTGTGCATCCAATGATGGCTGTAGACGCTTCTAGGCTTCCTCGTGGTGCTAAGCTAGAGGTACGTCCGGGTAAAGCAATCTTGACTAACGGTAATCCTGCAGAGATCTTACAACCATTTAATTTTGGACGCTTAGATCCAAATACATTTAACCAAGCACAGACATTACAGCAGATGGTGCAGATGGCTACAGGTGCTATTGATGCTGCAGGTATTCCTGGATCTATCAATGGTGATGCGACAGCAGCAGGTATCTCAATGTCACTAGGTGCTATTATTAAGCGTCATAAGCGTACATTGATTAATTTCCAAGACTCATTCTTACTGCCCTTTGTAACTAAAGCCGCACACCGTTATATGCAGTTTACACCCGACTTGTATCCTGTACAGGACTTTAAGTTTGTTGCTTCAAGTTCGTTGGGTATTATTGCCCGTGAGTATGAAGTGACACAGTTGGTACAATTGTTGCAAACAATGAGTCCAGAGTCTCCAATGTATCCATTGTTAATTCAGAGCATTGTTGACAACATGAACTTGTCCAATCGTGAAGAAATTATTCAAGGATTGCAACAAGCAAATCAACCCAATCCAGAACAGCAACAAATGCAAATGCAATTGCAACAGCTTCAGATGGCTAAAGAACAAGCTATTCTTGAATACACTCAAGCGCAAACAGCAGAAGTGGTATCACGTATTCAACAGAATCAAGTGGAAACACAACTACTACCTGTTGAAGCAGAAACAGATCGTTATGCTGCTGTCCTAAAAGGTATGGGTGCTGATCCTACTGAAGCAGAATTTAACAGACGAGCAAAAATAGCGGAGCTTGCGCTTAAACAGCGTGAGATTGAAACGAAAGAAGACATTGTTGAAATGCAAATGAGAGGTAAGTAATGGTAGTTACTAAAAAAGAGTTCCAAGAAGTTATTGAGCAAATGAATGACATCTTGACAAAGCTCGACAAACGTATTAAGGAATTAGAGGAAAAACCTACACGTAGCACAAAGACTGTCAAGAGTCAAGAAAACACTTGACATTTAGATAAATTTATGCTAAACTAATTGTATTAATACGAGGGAGAAACTCATTTGAGTCCTGAAGAAAACAAATATTATGATAATTATTTTGATCTCTTTGTATCAGACGGTTGGAAACAATTTATTGAAGAGGTCAGTGAAATTCTTGATAAACATCGTATAGAAGATATCAAGAGCGAACAACATTTAGCCTTTGTTAAAGGCGAACGTGATGCCTTGTTCAGAATCCAACGATTTGAAACAGGTATTAGATCAGCTTATGAAGTATTGCAAGGGCAAAATAATGCTTAAGCGGTACGATTATAAATGCACCCAATGTAACCACGTTGAAGAACACTGGACTCACAGTGACAACTTCGTAACGTGTTTAGAATGTGGTGAAACATCAGTACGGATAATCTCTCCGATCCGAACACATTTCGTTGGTCACGGTTGGCCGGATAAAGACGATAAGTGGGCTAAGGATCATGAGAGAGCCGCACGTAAATAACCTTCCATAATGGCATTTAGCCACGGAGTTTAACAATATGGCACGTTTTTTAGATGAAAGTCCCGAGTATCAACCAGTAGACGGGGAAGATTTCGTAGAGTTTGATGAAGAGCAGATTCCTACCGAGGAGCAACCTGCAGAACCTGAAGAAATTCAAGAAGCAGAAGATGATATTCCTGAAAAGTATCAGGGTAAGGACATTAAAGATATTGTCCGAATGCATCAAGAAGCTGAAAAACTTTTAGGTAAACAATCATCAGAAGTTGGCGAACTCCGCAAGTTAGTTGATGATTTCGTAAAGACACAACTAGAAGCCAATAGCCCACAAAAAGAAGAAGTCGA